GAAACGATATTATCTACAACAGCATACTGAACTGCTGCCGTGTAACGTGCGATAAATCTTACATTTTTTGAACCATCCAAATCTGCCATATCTAAAACCTTGATTTCATTGTGATCTGATAATAAACCAGTTCCAAAGAATAAATTTGATTTAGTTGTAGCGATTGCAGCGTTATTTGCTAATCCGTTTGCAGCAACGATTTTAATACCGTTGAAGTATTGGATGTCGATATCTTGGTTTTGTCCTTGTGCATTAACACCAGCAGCACCTTGACCGTTTGCTTGGAAACCTCCTAAAGCTGATTTATAAGCTCTAAAGATGTTTGGAGAAACATAGATAAATAAATCTTCTTTGTCATAAACAGCATTTGGTATTTGTGCTTCAATCAATTCTAATTGAGCAATTACGTTTGAAGAATCTATTGCTTCTCCTGTAATTTTCTTTGCTCCTGTATGTCCTGCATCAGCAGATAATAAAGTTGAGAAACCATCAAATGTTCCTGCTCCTGCTGTTCCACTCCAGATGTCTAATTCAGTTTGCTCTGCAATTTTTTCAGCCATTAATCCGATAAAGTAATCAGAAAAATTAGCTGGTAAATTGTCAAATGCAGAATATCCCATAGATACAGCTTCCCAATCTGATTGGAATGGAGTTTTACAAAGTTCTAAATTTACTTGTAATTCTTTTGGCTGAATTACTCTTTCTGTTAAAGTAACAGTTCCAGCAGATGTGAAATCACAAGATGCATTTGCAATTGCTCCTGCTAAATCTACTCTTTTTAAAACCTCTTTGTGTTTTACATTTGGCTTAACTTCGATTAAACCGTTTGAAATTGTTTTACCAGATAAAAGTGCTGCGGATACATATTTCCCTGCAAATTCTCCTGCGTAAGTTGTTGTAATTGTTGGTTGTGGCATTTTTTATTTATTTATTTTATTAAAAATTCTACTAATTGTTGTACTCTTTACTTTTTGAGAATAAAGGTTTAATTCTTTTTTATCTGCTAAATTCTCTGGATTGTGTGAAATTCCTTCAACTTCTGGTTCAGCAGATAATTCTACTACTTCTTCTTTAACTTCTACTTTTGCAAGTTTAAGTTCGTTGATCTCATTTCTTAATTTTTCAATTTCAGAAAAGAACATTTCTTCTGATATTGATTTTACTATTTTCTTTGGAGTTGCTGGTTCAGCTTCTAATTCTTCTTCTTCAACTACTTCTTCAGTTGCAGGTGCTTCTTCTTCAGCTGGTGCCTCTTCTTCAGTATCTTTAATTTCTCCAATGATACCTTCTTCTGAAACTACGATAGTTTTGCCATCTTCAGTTTGGTATTCTCCAACAGGTACAGCTACTCTTTCTTCATCTGCAACGACAAAGATTTCAGCTCCTGCTTCAAATACTTCTGCTTCTAATACAGCACCATTATCAAGTTTCATTTGTTCTAACTTTACTTCAATTCCAAGTAAAGTGCGAACTTTGTTTAATGTTTCTTTTGTGTTCATATATTTAGTTATTTATTTTCTCTTACAAGTTCTTTTCTACTTTCCTCTGCTTTTTGTAATTGTAATTCATAATCTTGAATTGCATTATTAAGATCTCCATAACCATCAATCTTTTTTACATCAACTCCTAATTCTTTAGAAGCAGATTTAATATCATCCATAACTGAAAATGGATTTATTTTAAAAGAACCAACAAATGGGCTTTTTAAATTTAAAGACTTATTAGCTTTTTGTTTAGCAAAAATTACATCCATTTTCGCTTTATTAAATTCGTCTTGTACATCTTTTAATCTTTTTGATTTAGCATTTAAGTCTGATACTGCTTTTTTAGCATCTCCTATAATACTTAACTCAACTTTTTTCGTTGCTAATTCAACTTTTTCTGCTTCAGCTAGTTTATTAAAAACTATTTTTTGTGTGTTCATATATTTAGTTATTTATTTTCTCTTACAAGTTCTTTTCTGCTTTCCTCTGCTTTTTGTAATTGTAATTCATAATCTTGAATTGCATTATTAAGATC